CCGCCCAACGCTGTGCTGCACCCTAGACGAGAATTCCACCAAAAGGCTGTGCTGGCGCAGTGCCTTGTAAACCTCGTACCCAATAATTGCGGTATCCGGGGCCTCGCCCGAGGCCTGGATAATGGTGTCCCGAGCGTCCTGCGCCTTGGAAATCGGGTCGCTTGCCGCGTTATCCCACTGGTCGGAGCCAGAGAGAGCGGCAGTCTTGCCCGAGAAGGTAGCAGTGCTAAACGCCAGGGCGGCAGCCTGCCGCTCCCGGTGGATGGCGCACTCGCGAGCCAGGACAGCGGTGTTGGCCTGACGAAGATCCAGCCCGTTGCCCTTGGCGTACTCCGCCGAGGACTTGTTGAGCTTGACTCCGAGACCGTTCACATCGACCTCCCAGCCCGTCACCTTGCTGATCGAGGTGCTGATCTGGAGGGGCGAATCCTGCCCGTCGGCAATCACCATGTCGTGACCCGGCGATGCCGAGGCAAAGCCGCCTGCCACGTTGTAGAACTTTCCTGTCTTTGTGGGCACATCGACCGAAGGGAAGATGTCGTTGGCCATGAAGCTGCCCAGCGATGGACCAAGCAGCCTTGCATAGCGCTGGAGCATCACGTCCTGAACAAAACCGTGAACGTTGCTTGTCATTTCAATTTCTCCTGTGCGCTAGCGCTAGGTGGTTTCGAGGTAGGACGGTGCCCACAGGAACGAACCAACGTCGCCGCTGGCATGCGTCTCAAGGGCAATTCCGAATGCGTAGTTGCCGTCCGTTGCCGTCACCGCCTGCCCAGATGCGTTGGACATCGCAAGGACACCGGCTGTGATTGAGCCGCCGCAAGCGACCTTGATAAGGCCTCCAACCTGCACCGGAAGATAGACCTCGGTGGACGAGCCGTCCGCCACGTCGTTTGTAAGAGCGCCGATGGCGAGTTCGCCTCCGCCAGCAAGGTCGGTGTCGTCGTCGCCGTTGGGCTTGACGAGCAGCCAATCCGAGGAGGAAAGGTCCGCGTTGGTCTTGCGGGTAATGATCGTCGGATCAAAGGGTGTACTCATGTCGAACTCCTAGTTGGCCGAGCCGGCCTCGTAGGCCGCGAGCTTGTTGGGGTCTGTGAGGACCGCACTCATCGCTTGGGCGAAGGCTGCGGCAGGGTTCAGGCCGGTCTCACCGGCAATCTTCTCGGCAAGAGCGTTGACCTCTTCCTCGATGCTGGGAGGGGCGGCGCGGTCACCCTCGGTGCCCGACGTCCCCACGGTCTCGGTGGGGATGCGGCCCTTGGGATAGGCGTAATTGGCCTCTTCCTCTCCGAGCTTCGTAACTGCACGGTGGTAGCGCTCGCGCTCTGAGGCGGAGATCCGTCCATCGACGCAGGCACGGTCGAGCGTGCGCTCCATCTCTTGGGCCTCCAACGCATCGAACTTGATCTTCAGGGTGTCGCGGTCAGCAGTCACGCTTCCTAGAGCCTCGGCCAAAGCCTCTGCCTTAGAAGCACGCTCTGCCAACTCCTGCACCTTCGCCAGAACTTGCGCGTCGTTGCGCTCGCCTAGAGAAAGCGCATCAGAAAGGAGTTTGTTCAGGCTCATGCCGGTATTCCTCTTCTCAGATGCAGCCACTCGCTCCATGGATGGAACGAACGGCTCGTTTGTCAGCGTGCCACCAATAAGCGCCCATTCGCCCAGCGGCTCGCCTGTTTTCTTGCTTCGGGCTCCCTTTGGGGGGACAGCCTCGATGCTGAATCCGTCGAACTCGCCACCGCGAATCCGTCGCCTTGCGTCTTCGGTCCACTGAACCAGCCCGTAGAGGGAGAGGCCTCCGTCTTCGTTGGTTCGCACCTCGACATCCAGAATCCGACCGGCTGCCCGGGTTGAGTCTGGATCCACCGCACCAGCGATTGCCGCGTGGTTGTAGCCCACCGCAGCGCCCTGAGCAAACCAGCGTTCGTTTCGGATCGTCTGGTACCCGCGAGCCATGGATCGGATGTCGTCGTCAGTAAGCTCGACCTTGCGCTCCGAATCTCTTCCGAAATGCGTGCCCGAGCGGACCATCTCTACCCAACGAGCAATCGAGGCTTGCGCCCCCTCGTCGGCCAAGCGGATTGAGTTGCCCCACTCGGACAATGCTCCCGTCTCGTCTTCCTCGGGCTGCGGAGGGTAGCCCTTGGTCTCGTCGGAGGCGACGGGCTCCCGCTGCTTCTCCAGAATCGCCCTGGCCTTGTCTTGAAGCTGTCGCATCTTCTCTGCGCCAAGCCCGGGGGCAGTGCTTTGAGGAATGCGGGCGATTGCGTTTCGGAGATGCGGAAGATCGACCTCCCCCTTGGAGTCTCGGTAGGGGAAGTAACGGAGGGAGCGCGGCGTAGTCAGACCCTCGTCGTCCTTCTCACCGCCAGCGGCGATGTAGAGAAAGGCGGAATCTGGTAGCCGGTTCATGTACGCAGTTGACCATTCTGCAAATGAGTCAGTCATGGGCGCTAGTTTGGGGCAACACAGGGCTGCCGCACAACTGTCCCCGAGGAAAGAAAACTACGGTTCGTAGGGCTCGACCCCTCTGCGCTCAAACCACTGGGACCGGAAGGGCTCCGAGGCGGGTGGGATCCCGTTGACCTCTCTCAGGTGACGAATCCCTTGCCGAGAAATCTGCTCCCCGCGCTCCTCTGCGATGACGGAAACGACATAGTCGGGATAGACGCCGATCCCCTCGGGGAGGTCTGTCCGCTTCGGCCTTCCTCCCGCCATTAGGCGATCACGCCCAGGATAAGGCAGTTGCACATCGCCTCTCCCGCAATGCACCAGTCGGCTGGGGTGGCGTAGAAGGACAGCAGCTCCGGGCCGAACGTCTCTTCGTCGTGTTCCTCGCAGGGATCGCAACTATCGGACTCCTCAAGGTTGGAGTAGACGTAGCGCTTGACCCTCTTGTCGCTCCGAAGCTGCTGGATGCGACCCAACCCGTAGACCGTGTTGGTTGCCTGCTGGGCCAAGCGGAAGTCCACGCCCACCGACAGGCCGGCAAGGACCGAAAGGACCGTCTCCTCAATCACAAAAGGGTCGGGGGGGATACCCCCGGGTCCCGTGATCTGCATCCTCGAAAGGACGGTCTCCTGTACGCGGTCTGATGCCTTCTTTGTCGTGAGTGCTGCAGCGGATCTGATGGAGGCCTCTGGAAGGACCTCGTCAATGTCCAACTCCTCCTCGTCTGGAGGGGGCTTGGGGGCCTTGACCTTCTCGGCCACGGCGACCGCCACGTCCCCTTCCTGCCGGTCGGCCTCGTTCTTGGCAGACCGAACCCCAGCCCGGTAGGACCGGCGCAGTTCGTCCTCGACCGCCTCGCGCAACTCGTCCTGTTTGGGCACCTCTATAGACAGCATCTCCTCGATGGTGTCCCTGCTGGCCAGCTCTTCGGCGTATTCGGGGGCAATCCGCTCCCTCCAGTCGGCAATAAGCAGCGCGAAGCCCTGGTTTGCAGCGTCCTTGACTCCGCCCACCTCCGAATAGCGGATGTGCCGCTCCTCGGCCCGAACCTCGCGCCCCCGTGGCCCCTGAACGTACATATCCATGTGGACCCGCTCGTCCAGATTGATGGGACCGTGAGAGCAGGTATGGCCCTCCGACAGGGACTCTTCCTCTTGCTTTGCCTGTTCCTCTCCGCGAGAGGAGGCCTTGGGGGGCTCTGGGGGCCCCGAATCGGGGGGATCCTCGTCGGGTCCCGCCTCGGGAACGGCGTCGATTGGCTTGGCTTCGCTGTCGATCCGCTGGGGGAGGGACAGGACATCTCGAATCTTGGCCTCGATAAGGGCGTCGGGGGTGACGACGCCAGAATCTACCGCGCTCTTCACCGCCTCGACCAACTGCTTGGGGTCCCCAACCCGGATCTCACCGGCCTGAACGTAGGGGTAGTTCTCCACTCCCTGGAAGTTCCAGTTCACGAGCCTCTTGATCAGAGCGTGTGGCCCGCGAGAGAGGGTGTGAGCAATGGAGTTCGCGGCCTGCTGCAGCGCCATCGTGTAGTGGTCGAGCTGTCCCTGGATGAGGGAGTAGGCACCCGCGCTCTCTCCGGTGTAGAGGAACTGGCAAAGCGCCGCTCTGGCCATGTCGTGGCCCGCAGCCACCCTTGCGTGCCGAATGGCGTCGGCCTTCATCGGAACGTCCGCCATCTCCAGCTTGAACCCCTTGGGGAACATCGCAAAGGACCGGATCCCAGACCGAAGCTCCCGCAAGATGATGTTTACCTGCTCGACATCGCCTGGGTTGGCCCCTGGCTCGACGGTACAGGTTGGGATTCCGTAGGCCGAGCGCTCAAAGCCGGTCGCTTCCAGCTTGAGGTAGGTCCGGCGCTGCCTCCATGCCCCGTAGCAGGGGCGGAGGATGCCCATGGGCTCTGGGTTGTCGCCATCGGGCTGAAAGCGGAAGTTGATGAACTTGTCCGGTCGAAGGCTCGCGCCCTGCGCGCTGGGACCGCTTCCGGCCCTGCCGACCACCGCATCGGAGGGATCTGGGCTCTGCGTGAACCCGTAGCGACCGTCGCTGTACTGCTCCCAGGAGTAAATGGTCCAAGGAAGGCGCGGCGAGAGCTGATCGATGATCGTGGCCTGCAGTTCTGTGTCGTATCGAGCCACAACCTCAAAGATGGCAAGGCCTCGCCACGTAAACTGGACCGCTTGCTCCAAGAAGTTCTGCCAGCCACCCCGCATGTGTTCAAAGAGCGCGTTCTGAACGAACTCGGCAACCTCCACGTCTCGGGGGTCGGTGCTTCCGGGCTGAACGGACCACTGGACCGACAAAAGGGGCAATGTCCACGCCAGTCGGATGGCTTGGGCAACCGGGTCCTCTCGGACCATCTGATCGACCACCCCGATGGTGTCGTAGGACCCCCTCCACGTATAGGAGTCGAGGTTTTGGTTGGCGTCCAGGTCTACGGTCCCGCCGATGAGGGGAACACCGACGTAGCCTAGGTCTGCGCCCATGCCTCGCGAGGGCCTATCGGCAAGGAAGGTGGGGTCGGTGTGCTGGGGCCACACGCGAACCGACTCCCCGAGGCTGTGGGCACGACCCACATCTTCCTTGGAGACCCAGATCGGCCACTCCTTGCCAACCTTCACGTAGTCTTGGGGGGTGATTTCAGTCACGGCATCGGCCTATCTCACCAGTTGTCAGGGTGGTCCATGGGGTCAGAGAATGCGTGGTCCCCGATAATGTGGGAGACCGGCGGCGGGTTCAAGTCCAACATTGATGGCGCGTCCATGACCCCGTACTTGTTGATCACAAAGTACCTCAGTGCGTCCATGGCGTGATCGTACCCCGCGCTCGACCGTTTGTCGGGCATTGCCTCGTTTGGCTTGCCCTTGGGATAGGAATAGCCCATGAGAGCGCCGTGGATCCCCACTACTCCGTCGGGGTAGCGTGTGGTTCGCTCTGGCTCCGTTAGTCGCTTAGCGACAAAGAGGCTTCGGTCGCCCTTGTGGTTCTGAAACAGTGCCCTTGTGGCCTCGACGCCAGCCGGGATGTGCCTGTCGGTCCTAGATGTGGTGTAGCGCATGCCCCCAGCGAGGACGTTTGTCTTCCTAAACGCCTTCTCGTAGATGGAGATAGAGCTGATTCCGGTCTGCGCGTTGGTGGCACCGCCCGCAGGATCGCAAAAGCAGTCGAGCATCTGGATCCCGTGGTCCACGAGCATCTTGGCGCACTGGTATGCGTGGCTCTCTTCAAGGATGTCTGCCCCCGGAAGCTCATCTACGACGACATCCACGAGGCGTCCGTTCTCGGATCGCTCTTGGATGAGGAGGAAGAAGGGCCTGCGCTTGCCGAAGTCGAGGGCTCCGTAGGTGGCGAGTTCCGGCTCTGGCTCTACATCGAGGATGCTCTCCCCTAGCCTCGGCTCATACGTGAAATAGACCACCCCCTGAATCGACACAAAGCCGCCGCTGATGTAGGCCTCGGCCATCCTTCCGCTCAGGTTGAGGGAATCGACGTAGTCCTTGGGGAGGTAGGGGTTGTCCCGAGACGAGGCCTGGACAAAAGACCGACCCGGCAGCCCCTTGTTGAACTCGTCGTGCATCCAGCCCATCGCGGGCACCCCGCTCACCGACCTCCGATGGACAGAGGCCCTGGGATCACGAACCCGGGAGTTGAAGATCCTCCACGCCTCGTGGGTGGCAAGCCTAGGCTCGTCCATAATCCCCCAACCGTAGGTACCGCCCTCGATGGAGCCCGGATCATCGAGCGATCCGAAGAACCAGTCGGTCCCGCCCCTGGATGCAGGCGTCTGCGGGCTTCCGATGTCGAGAGTCAGGACCCTGTCCTGTGCGTTCCACTCCCGAACGAGCGGCCCTAGGCAGTCCTTGGCCTTCTCGCGACCCCTCGGCCACCGAGATGCGCCCGGAAAGACGCGGACGATGCAGGGATAGAGGGTCTTTCTCTGCACCGGGAAGGTCGGAGAGGTCAAGATCCCCGGGATCCCCGGCAGGCAACAGGTGTTCCGAAAGGACTCGGCAATCGCCCACGTCGTCTTGCCCGAGCCCCAGCCCCCGAAGTAGCCGACAATCGGCTCCGGCTTGGCGTGAGCCTCTAGCTGCTTTGGGAAGGGCTGGTAGTCAATCGTCAACTCCCCCATTAGCCGACCTCTTCCAGACCCCCAAACGGCCCCATGGGCAGCTTCATAGCCACCGTCATGGGCTCGCCCTGGCTCGTTACGTCCACCCGACCGATGAGGAGCCCCTGGAGCTTGGCGAGATGGCTCTCCCACCGCAGCAACGCCATCGAATACTTGAACTCGTCCCTCGGGTGGAGGTCGATTGTCTGGTTGCCGCGCCTGTCGGGCTTACCGGCGAGGTTGTGGCGGATCCGTCGGATCTCCTCCATGCAGTTCTCGACAGCGAGCGCGAGATTGCCCTGCTGCTGCTCCTTGCCCTGCTCTGCCCACAACTCGTAGACCGCCTTGATGTCCTTGCCTATCGCGGCCTGACTCACCCCGTACTTCGCGGCCAACATTTTCTTGACCTCTCCGTAAGAGATCCTTCGGGCAAGCAGAGACGACACTTCCGCCCTCCGTTGCTCCTTTGTGGCGGTTGTCGCCGTGATTCTCGACAGCTTCTTCATCGCAGCCCTTGCAGTTTGTCGCAGATTTTCTAAACTCGTTTTACATTCTATGCCCGTGGGGCACTTGACGAAAGAGGTAACGCAATGACCACCGAAACGCAGATCGCCCCTGAGCCGTTGCTCGACGTAAGGGAGGTGGCGGTTCGCCTAGGAATCAAGGACCGAACAGTCTACTCCTTGGCGCACATTTCTTCTGAAGACCCGGACGATCCGCATGGCCTCCCCTTCATGTTCAAGGTAGGGGGTTCGTGGAGGGCTCGCGCAGAAGATGTCGAGGCCTGGATAGAGCAACAGGCTACGTGCAAAACAATCTACTAACAAAGAGGGGGGATCAGTCCGGTGGCAAAAAGGTGGAGTGCTGTAACCCGTGCGCTTTGGTCCGACGCAGGCTTTCTCAGCCTCACGTCTCCCGAGCCGAACGCACAAACGCTGTGGTTGTATCTGTTGACCGGCCCGCACCAGGGTCCGATACCGGGGCTACTGCCCCTCGGGGTGGGGGCGATAGCCGACGGCCTAGGTTGGGGCGTGGCCAGCGTACAGGAAGCCCTAAACGAGATTGAGCAGGCGGGCATGGCCTCGGTCTGTGAGCGCCCAGCCCTGATTTGGCTGCCGAACGCGCTCCGACACAACCAGCCCGCCAATCCGAACATCATCAAGTCTTGGAAGACCCACCTGGGAGAGCTTCCCGAGTGCCCCCTCCGAGACGCTGCCCTCTCTGCGATAGCAGATGATATCAGGTCGAATATGAGGGCTGCATTCCGAAAAACATTTGCCCAAGAGCTAAAAAGCGCCGCCAAACGCGCTGCTGAGGTGCCGGGAAACGGTTCCCTAAACCGTTTAGCAAACGGTTCCCCTAACCATTCGGCAAACCATTCGGGGATGGTTTCGGAAAGGGTTTCAAAAACAGAAAAAGTACCCCCCAAAAAGGCGTCTCCACAACTACCCAAAAACCGCACGACTGCGAAGCCCCGAAACGGTTACCCAAACGGTATGGCAAACCGTATGGCAAACAAAGACCAAGACCAAGACCAAGATATTAGAACCCCTATACCCCTAGATTCTTCGAGCGCAGAAGATTTGGCGCTTCGGCTCCGAGATGGAATCAGGAAGGTCGCACCTCAGAAAGCAAAGAATCCCCGCATGAAGGTCTGGACAAAGCACATGGCCGACCTGATGAAGACGGAGCAGGCAAGCCCGGAAGAGGTGGCTGCAGTGATCGACTGGACCTACCAACTGCGACCGGGGGAAAGGTTCTCGTGGGGAGACCATGCCCACGATCCCAAGTACTTCAAGTCCAAGTACACAAAGATCATGCTGGGAGCGAAACGGGCCGGTGCCCTACCCGAAAAGCTGGGGGTCGAAGACTTCAAAACCAAGCACGGTAGGTGGGCAATGCGGATGTACGAACGCAGCCTGAGTGCCAACACACGGTTCGATGGCGGGTACCTCATCGCCAACGCAGAGCTGGAAGTGGGAATGCCGATCCTAGACCCCGTAGCCGCTCAGCAAGTCGCTGCATGGGCAGAGGAGAGGGCCTAGATGTCTGCGCTGCTCGCTATTGCGCTCTTTGGCCGAGACCCAGAAGTCGTACCCCATCTCCGAAAGAAGGCTTGGCAGCGATGGGCCGCTGCCGCCTACCGACAAAGCGCTACCGTCGCCTGCATTCTTCCCGTGCCAAGCGATCCGGCCCACCCCGCAAACGATGCCTTCCGATCTACCGCATCCAGAAAGCTCAAGACGCTCTGCGGAGCGCTGTCGGCAAGAGCCGATGCGTTGGGGCACAAAGACCTCGCTCAGACCTGGGCAGACCGGTTCTGGGAAGGCTACGAACTCGATGCCTCCGAACAGGAGATTCAAGCCGAGTACGATGCGCTGGTGGAGAGAGAGCTGGCGTTTAGAGCCCTCCTTCGCTGATTTTACGAGAAGCGGAAAAGGTGAGCAATCTGGAGGGGGAGTCCACACCTACCCTCTGGCACGGTTTGTAATTCTCAGCAGCCCGATTTTTGACCCCATTTTTGGCCCGCTGCCCTATTAGCTCCTGAGACCCCACTACAGGCACTTTGCCCCTCTCCCCATACCAGGACATACCTGGCACCCTAAAGACGGCCACAATGCCCGTACGGGGCCTGGAATCGGTGGATCCTGGGTAGCATCGGCTCCCATCCTGCAAGACTGGCCCGAACTAGAGCCCGATCCCGAGCTGAACCTGCAGGAATACCGAACACCTTGACTGGTCACCGGACTGTCCACCAATTGCGGACCCTGGCAAAACGCGCCTCAAACGCTGCACTGCTCTACAATTCGGCCCGGATCGCCAGTGTCCGATATCGTATATTATGTAAACTTATTGAAATCGCGGCCCCTTGTGCTGGGCCTCGGTGTGCAATGGCTGCCCCTTCGGCCTCCTCGGCCGGTGCGATAGCACTCTGCTATCACCCCCCTCCCCAGTCCCCTGCCCTACTCCCCGCCTTTCTTGCCTTGTCACCCCAGCGCAGTCGTGCGTTTACAAACTTTCCCGTAAAATACTGCAACAAACTGCTAAAGCCGTGATAGTCTCTTCTTAGTTCAACGGTTCATTGACAGTTCAACGGTAGCGGCCCGCCGGAAAGGGGCCCACCCCAACGGGGGTCCTCGTTAGCAGGCCACGGAAGCCGAGAGGAACAACCCCCCACGGGCTCGAATGAGCAGAGTCGCTGCACTCTGGGATATGCAGCATGCGCCACTACCAGACAAGGCCTGACAACTGGTAACCGGGCTCCTAGCTCTTCACAGGGCTAGGAGACAGGGGTTCACCCCTTGCCCTTACGGGTACCAACCACGGAGAGAGCACAATGAGTACACCAACCACGACCGTCACCATCGAGATCGAGATATGGGGGAAGACCGTAGAAGAGGTGCGCGAGCACCTTGAGGATATCAAGGGGGAGGTCGAAGCGATGTTTGAGATCGACCTCACGTCCCCGGCGACAATCGAGCGCACGACCATCACCCCGTCCTGAGAATCAACCAACCACGGAGATCAATCATGCTCTTTCTCGCACTAGTAGCCCCCTCGCTTGCGGCCCTGGCTTTTGCGGCCTCGGTCTAAACCCCAACCCAACACGGAGATCAATCATGCTTAGCCTTACTCGAACGAATCCCGGTATCACCCACACCGAATCCGGCTATTGGTTTTAGCCCATGGCTCCTGCACTGGCCCGCATCCTGTCGGATCTGGGGCTGGAAGACGCAGCTCTAGCAATCAACCTGATAACCCTTTTAGCGGTAGCGGCCCAAAGCCTGCTAGCGCGCTTTAGGAGTAACAAGTGCAAGCAAAAAAACAGAGGGCAACGGTGCCCACAGACGGCCCCAGCAACGGTAGAAACCTAAAAGGAGAGAAGGAGATGACCGGCGCTCTCAGCGTCGTCGTCACTAGCGGGAAGCATGCCGGCACCAGCCCGATCACGGTGCGCTGGTACATGGGTCGCAGCAACAGCGCAAGCGTCGTCTATTGCTCAGTGTGGGCGATGAACAATACCCACTACGCGGCGGGCCACGGAAAGGCCGGAGGGTATGGGTATTGCAAGGAGTCGGCCTCTTTTGATTGCGCCGTTCGCTCTGCCGGGATTGAGCTTAGCTCTAGCGTGGACGGGGTCGGCCGCAGCGCGATCCATGAGGCCTGCGAGGCCATTGCGCGAGCGATGGGGATTCGTGGCCACCTTGTCTACGTCACTAGCTAAACCTTCAACCTAGGACAGCCCCCCGATTGGGGGGCTGATAGGGGTCCACCCCTTGCCCAACAGGGCACCACAAACACGGAGATCAATCATGCAAGAGGAAACCACGGTAAGCGGGATCGTTTGGATCACTGATAGCGTCCTGGTAGCAGGAGACTACTGCGGCACTAACTCAGTGGGAGAGGCCAACCTACGGGACATTCTGCAGATCGCAGAAGACGAGGAGCTGGAAGTCCTCTCCTTGTCCTACTCCACGTTCCACAGAATGGAGCGGGGCTATTCCTGGGAAGACGATCCCAGCCTAGAAGGCGTCAATCTTTTGGAGCTGTATGGAGCCTACGGATCTCGCTCTGTATACGTTCGGAAGTCCTGCGAAGCGCTGCGCGAAGTCGTGGACGCACTGGAAGACTACCCGCTGATCTCGGATGAGACCCATAGCGAAGTTGAGATGGAGTGGGAGGACGAGGCCTGGGAGTCCTGGCTTCGATCTGACTTGATCGCCACTCTTGACGACGACACGCAAGACAAGATCGACAAGGTAGAAGACTCGGCCCTGTTCCAGGCCTACCGGGACGCGATGGAGGACTGCAACGAGTACCCAGTAGCAGAAGGCTCGGGAGTCTACGTAGCAGTAGACCGCATTGCGCCCACCTTCGCAGAGTACGTAGCAGAGATCCTTGCTAGCAGTCCGCACGATGCGGGCCAGCTTCCACTCTTCACCCCAACACGGAGATCAAACTAATGCCAACAATCGGAACAGTGATCCACGGAACCCTGCGACCCCAGGACCTGATCCCTGCGTTTTCGGATGAACTCTGCAGGGTCGATCCCAAGACCTACTCCGCCATCTTGCAAGAGCTAGACGAAGACTACTACTGCGCCGAACTCTCCCCAGTAGGGATCGCCTGCTATGCCAAGGGCTACGCCAAGGGCGTCGATCTTTGTGACGACGACGAATGGTGGAACACGGAGCGTGCTGCGGACTATCTGTCCGATCTGTTGTTCGCCCTGAACGATAGGGCCCCAGTGGGCTGCTACTTCGGGGCCCACTGGGGAGACGGTGCAGACTTCGGGTACTGGCCAAGCGAGGAGGATTAGCACGGGACAAGGGGCCCCCATCGCGGGGCCCCTTGATCGGGGTACACCCCGATCCCAGTAGGGATCCCAACCACCAACACGGAGATCAAGCAATGAGCCTTCCAACCAATCGACCGACCCTCAATTTTGAAAACTTTGCAACCAAAGCCGAAGTTCAAATTTCCTTTGGTTATTTTGGCGAAGACCAAGAGCCCACAGCGGCTATTTTTCACAAAGACGATCTGATTTTGATCCCTGTTTCCGTCCTTGCTATGGCCGTTTCTAGCGGGTGGGAGGAGGACTACTCGATCTTGTGTCAGGCCTTGAAGGAAGAGCCCGAGGGCGGGCGAGAGTTGGGCTCTTACGAGTGCGGGCACTGCGGGAACGATTGCAGTGGGCTCTGTGATGCCCCCTTAGACGCAAGATATGACGCCTAAAGCCCTTTTACCGGGAGCAACCCCAACCCCAAACACGGAGATCACGGAATGAAGATCACGCAAACGAACGGAAACGCGCGCAACGGGATCAAGGGGTCCCGTCTCAGTATTTGGAAGGAGGATGGATCGCTTGTTGATCGGTTTACCGTCCCCGTTCGTCACGCCCTGGGATATTGCCAACGGCACCCAGGCGGGCGATACGCCAAGCGCCTACGCGACGCAGTGGCACGCGCCCAAAGCTAGCCCATACCCCCCCCGACTCCGGTCGGGGGGTTTTTTTGCCTAGATTCTGCCCCCCCGTCCTGCATGCCTACACCGAAACGGAAGATCAGGGGCCCTGAGACGGCCCAGAGCAGCTTTTTATTCCGCGCAAAGGGTGGGACATACCCCCCGCAGCGCATGGCCTAGGATCGGCTCTACGGTCCCGGGCCCCCCGACATACTGCCCAATCGGGCCACTGCGCCCCAATCGACCGACCGGGCCCCGACGGGCCAAAATCTGGCCGAAATCTGGCCAAAATCGACCGACTGCGCCCGATTGACGAAGGTCCAAATGTCTTAGGCGATTTCGGAACCCCAAATGTCTTAGGCGATCCCAAATGTCTTAGGCGATTTCAAGATCCCAAATGTCTTAGGCGATCTCGGATGTCTTAGGCGTTTTGCAAAAGCCAAATGTCTTAGGCGATTTTTCAAAACCTCAAATGTCTTAGGCGTTTTCCGAAGGGCAAATGTCTTAGGCGTTTTCAACAGCCAGCCGGGGCTTCATACCGGCACAGGAGCTACAGACATGAAACTCAAGATCAACCCAGACATTCAACTTCGTATCCTCTCCTGCGCCCTGTGCGGGGAGTGGGTGTCCACGGGGGCCGACTCCTTCCGAGGCTTCGGCCAGGAGGCTATCGATCACGTTGTCGAGTGCCACTCCTTCGCCCTTGCGGAAGCCCGAGAGGGGGGCGAGGTGGAGGAGGAGGAGTTCTGGGAGGGGAGCTTCTACCTCTACACGGAGCGTCACTTCTCGTTCCAGGGAGGGGCGTGATGCAGAAATCTCGCATCACCAAAGTTCGCGGCGGCTGGTATCGCACAGGGGACGACCTGAACCTCGTTATCTGCGGCGGCTACGATCTTCGCCCAGGACAACGCCCCCGCTCTCGGCCCCTCGACTGGATTGCGACCACTGATGAGGCGTTCGCCTACGCAGTGCTGGTTTACGGCATTCGTGTTTCGCCAGGAGACGAGCGCGTGCTCTGGGTCCACAACACCCTGCGGGGCTTGCGCGACTATGTGGACCGGGAGCGGGCTGAAACCGGCACAGGAGGAGACCATGACTAGCCGCCATCACCAGGGAACACTCGGGCGCAACTGGAGCAAGAATCAGGTTCGCGAGTTCGTCAAGGAGGCGCGAGGGCACCTCGGCAAGGGGTGGGACTACCTCGTGCCAGAGGTTCAGATCGCCGTGATTCGCTCCCAAGCGCTGCGGATCTTGCAGAGGCAGAGCTGCAACCAGATCCCGGCTTCCAACATCGACTGGCTCGTGTCCGCGATGTTGGAAGAGGCCGGCTTCTCGGAGGAGGCCTGAGCTGCCTAGAGGCCAAATGTCTTAGGCGATCTTTACCGAAAAACAATGCACCCCTTGCGACAAACAGAGGAATCTGCGAGGATACCTCACTGCACCCCAGCCCCGGGGCTAAGCGGGGCAAAGGAGGAAGCATGAGTAAACACACACCTGGACCGTGGAGGGTCGGACCAACGCTCTCGTCGTCCCAGCAATACGTCTGCGCCGACAAGCCAGAGGGCCAAGCCGAGATCGCCCGAGTCTATGACTGGGCCGAGTACGGTGGAGCCTTGCCAGCAAAGGCAAACGCCCGACTCATGGCTGCTGCGCCCGAGTTGCTGAACCTGGCGCACGAGGTGGCAGCGGCCGGCGAGGCCATCGCCGCGCTCATCTGCGGCCCTGGTGAATTCACCCCGGTCCCGGCAACAAAGGTGGAACTCGTGTCCGTCATCACCAGCCTCGGCGCAAAGGCCGCGGCTCTGGTCAACGAAACAACAAAGGAGGAAGCATGAACGCGAGAGACCACCGACACGAGGAAGACCTCCCTCCACCGACCGAGGCTGAGTGGATGCGGGAGGAGCTCTTGGGTGCCCAGTGGGCCGAGGCCCGGTGGCGGGCTTCGGGCTGCGCTGACGGCTTCTGTGGGGCCAGGGACTGCTACACCTGTCGGGGCTCCGATGCCGAGGACGCCTACTGGGAAGAGGGCGATGAGGAGTTCGCCCAACGCATGCAGCAGGTCGCAGACAAGTGCGAGCGCGTTGCGTGGAGGCGCAAGGGCATGCTTTCGGAGGGCTTCGGCTTGGACGAGTCGGCAATCGTGTCCTCGGCCCTTAGGTGGAACGCGTT